TGCGGAAATATCGCGCAACCCCACAACAGATCAAAGAAGGCACGCGAGACGGGCGTTATGATGCCGGACTAGTACGTAAGTACTGGGACGAAATTAAGGGGTATGCGGAGGGATCGATTTCGCAGCATGACTCGGAGGGGGATGAGATTCAGCGGGACCGGGATGAGTATGAGGGGGTGCTGTATGAGGGAGGGCTTTCGACGAAAGGGACGATTCAGATTTACGAGTGGTATGGGACTTGTGAGGTAGGAGGGGAGGAGCATGAGCTGGTATGCCGGTTCAGTCCGGAGCTGCATCGGATTCTTGGCTACCAGGATCTGAGAGACCTCTATCCGCTGAGTCGCCGGCGGCGTCCGTTTGTGGAGAGCGCGCTCATTCAGGATGGATCTTACTGGTGTGCGGGCTTCGGGGAGCTGTTAGAGGCGACCGAGCGCGAGCTGACGGTCAATCATAACCTGTTTACCGAGGCGGGACAGTTCACGGTTGGTCCGATTGTGTTCTTTCGGCCTGCGGCTGGCTTCAATCCGAAATCGTTTCAGTGGGAGCCGGGCACTGCGATTCCCACGGAAGACCCGGCGAGCGTCAGGCCACTTCAAATTAACTTCGATCCGCAGTATTCGATCCTCAAAGAGCAGGTTTGTCTGAGCATTGCAGAGCGAATTACCGGGATTTCCGACCAGACGCTAGGGCGAGCGTTGGATCGTCCGACGGCGCCGAGGACGGCAACGGGGCAGATTGCGCTGCTTGAGGAGGGGAATATCCGTGTTTCGCTCGATCTGACCTTTCTCCGTGAAGATATGGCGTGCCTGCTTGACCACATTTGGATGCTGGAGCAGCAGTTAGCGCCTCCGAACGTCTGGTTTCGGGTGACTGAGGAGGAAACGGGCGGATTGTTCGAATCTTCAAGCGGCGGCGCGTTCATGACGAGCGAAGAACGCGGGGGACGGTACGATTTTGATATCCGGTTTGCGACGAGCGCCTATGGCCGCGAGGCAGAAAGACAGCGGCAACTGGCACTGTACCAGCTCGATCTGCAGAATCCGCTGATTGCCAGCAATCCGCGCGCCATGTGGCTGATTACAAACAAGATTCACAAGGCCATGGGCGATGACAATTTCGCCGATATCATCCCTGAACCGCCGGATCTTGACCAGCCGAAGAACCCCAATCAGGAATGGGCGGCGATTCTCCAGGGGGAGGACGTCATGGTGCATCCGATGGACTATGATGAGCTCCACTTGCTCCGCCATCAGCGGCAGATTGAGGAGGAGCAGCAGGCTCCGAGCCCCGACTGGCAGGCTATTGACCGCATGATTGGTCACATCCTTGAGCATCAGAAGCAGCAGCAGCAGAAAAAACTGATGCAGGCCATGGCGCAGCAGCTTGCGGGACGCATGGCAGACCTTGCCGCTCAGGCGCCATTGCTAGGACAGGCCCTGTTCCCGCAGCCGCAGGCGCCCGGAGCGGCGCCAGCGGAGGAAGGCCGCGAGGAGAGCAGTCCGGTGGATCGTATGCGTGGCCGATTGCCGATCACGGCGCCAGAAAGGCCCGTTAGCCAATGAGCGAGCAGGAACTGGACCATCTCGACGAGGCCGAAATTGAGCATTTCGTTGAATCCCGCGCTTGGCGCATCCTCTACCAGCGGCTGAGGCAGTGCGAGCAGGACAAACTGAAGCAGTTGCGCAGCGATCTCGATCCTATCGAAACTGCGAAAGTCCGGGGATTTCTCGCAGGACTCGACTTTGCCATGCATCTGCCCGAGTACTTGATGGCGGAATTGAGGGGGAAATGATAGCGCCTGCCATTCAGCCACGCCTTCAGTGCCACTATTGCAGCCGGTTTCAACCGCGGTATCGCGTCCTTCAGACGTCTGCGGGAGGCGTGCGGGTCTGTGACCGCTGCCTCGACTGGCACTATAAGGCCGTCCGCGCGCTTGGCCAGGGAGCGCCTCCGCCAGGATGTCAGGAATGCGGAATTACGTTCCGCGAACTAAGCCAACGCACACCTGACGGCAATACCAGGATGAGTGTGATCGTGAAAGACGGGATTTATCAGATTTTGTGTCCGCCCTGCGCGGATGCCTACATCCGCAAACGGACCGATCTGTTTAAGGGTACGCCTTTCGCGCACTCTCAGAAATTGTGAGGTTCAATGCGAGAGTTTGAAGCAGAACTGGAACCCCAGGAAGTGACGGCAGAAGAGCCGTCCGCCGGGGAGAAAGGTGGGGAAACCCCCAGGAAGGAGAAGGAAAGCAATGCTGAACTCAAAGAACTTCGGGAGCTTCGCAAACAGTTCGAAGCCGTCCGGAAAGAACTCCAGGAAGTCCGGGAAAGTGAAAAGTACTGGGCAGAACAAGTCCGCCGCCAAGAGCAAGGGCAGCGCGAGCAAGAAGAGCCGGATGAAGTCGAGCAACTGCTGAAGTCGCTTGATGAGCCTGCCGAGGATGATCCTGCGGCAGTCCTTGATGAGCTGGCGCAGTCCGGGATCAAGGCGCTGGCGAAGCGCGGGGTGCTGACCAAGAAGGAAGCAGCATCCCTCATGAAGACCATCGCGGAGAAGGTTGCCCAGAAGGTGGCTGTCAGCGTGGTCCAGCGCGAGCGTCAGGCCATGAGTCTTGATGCTCAGGTGCTTTCCCAGTATCCGGATCTCGCCAATCAGGACAGCCCGCTCTATCAGGAGACTGCGGCCATCCTCAGGCAGAGGGTGAAGCTGAACCCGAAGGCGGCGAAAGATCCCACTGCCCTGCTATCCGCAGCCGAAACCGCTTCCCTGCGGCTCAAGCTGAAGGAACTGGAGGAGCAGCGGCAGTCCGCCAAGCGCGAGCGGCGTCGGACGATCGACTATGAGGACTACGAGGAGACGGGTTACGACGAGGATGAACGCCTCCGGCGAGTCCGGGCGCAAGCCCCCGAGCGTGGCCGCCGCGTCTCCGCTTTCGATGAGGGTGGGGACGAGGATGAACCTCTACCGCCGACCGTGCGGCGCATGCTCGAAGGGCTGAAGATCAGCGAGGAAGATTACCGGCGTAGTAAGGAGCAAATGAAGAGGGCACGATGAAGCAATCCAAGAAAGTGATGACATCCGGTGTCGGAGAATCGAAGCCGTTCATTGCTTCTGAAGAAGACCGGGAGCGCCTGAACCCGGATATCGAGCGGATCAAAGACTGCCACGTGAACGGTATCCGGATCGGCGATTTACCTGAAGAGCAGCAGGCTATGGTTCTCGCGATTCTGCCCTACGAACGGACCGATGAGGGCATCGCGGAAGCACAGGCTGGCAAGAGTCAGGTACGGGTGAGCGTCACGGATGACGAGCTTTCGAAGTCCTTCCGGCGCCGTGCCGAATTCCGGGCTACGGAACTGGAGCCTTGGGAGGCCCCCGACCCGATGAAGGAGCTGGCGGAGGCGTATGTGCGCCCCGGCTTCAAAGCGAAGTTCTTAAGTCCAAGTGTCTGCGATGTCGCAGGCACGCGCGGTTATGAGATCGTCCGCAATGAAAAGGGCGATCCTGTGAGGCTTGGCCGCCTCATGCTGGCCGCAATGCCAGAAGAAAAGGCCGAACGCAGAAACCGCCACTATCAGGAGATGGCTAACTCGCGACTGCAGGAAGTCTACAACCCGCAGCGCAGCGAGGGCAACCTGAAGGGTGAGGCGTTATTGGTGAACCACGGACGCGCGGTAATTGAAAGTCGCGACATGGAGTTGCGCGAAGATCCGCCATCCCCATAACCGGGAGACCCCGCCCCGGCCCTGAGTGTTCACAGTAAAAAGGGGGGAAATGTTAATGAGAAGGAGTTATCAATTATGGCCAATTTCGACAACCCCCACGGCCTGCAGCCGCTAATGCGTACGCTGTCCGGCGGGGTTCCGATGGTTGAGGAGTACATTAAGGCGTCTGGCACGGCCTACCCGATTTATCAGTGGGATGCCGTGGCCCTGGACAGCAATTTCCGGCTGATTTCCAGTACGGGAATTACTCCGGGTTCGACGCTCTACAGTGGCGTAAGCTTGAACTATGGCGCCGCTTCCACACAGACCAGGCATCTTGTGATGACCAGCGCGGACGCGATCTACCAGTGTCAGGACAATAATGACACGAACGGGATTGCGGAGACCGATCTGGGGCTCAACGCGAATCTTGAGCTGAACGCGGGCAACGCTCTCACGAAAATCTCGGGTCACGAGATTGACGAGAGCACGATCAACACGACGGCGACGCTCGACGTGAAGTTGCTCGGCCTGCTTAAGACTCCGGACAACGAGTTCGGATCGTGGTGCCGCGTGGAAATTATGTTCAACAAGCACCGCATGAATCCGGGAGTGGCCGGAGTCTAGGAGGAATGAGCGATGGCGATCATTCGCGGGAATTACACTGATTTCTTCTTTGAGGAAGCGCTTCCGGCGCTCAATGCCGTGCTTTGGCAGAACTTTCGGCAGAAGCCGATGCTGTACTCGCGGCTGTTCAAGATCGAGAACAGCAACCGCAGCATCGAGCAGTTCACGACGGTTTCCGGCGTCGGTCTGCTCACGGAGATTTCCGAAACCGGTGAGGTGCGTCTGGATCAACCCGTGCAAGGGTATCATTCCACCTTCGTTCACCGGAAGTATGGTCTGGGTATCGAGCACTCGAAAGAACTGTTCGATGACGACCGTTGGGGAATCATCCGCGAGGCGACGGCGGAGCTGGGCAAGTCTGCCAATGAGACCATTGAAATTGACGCCGCCTCGACGTTCAATAACGCCTTTTCGGTGTCTCATCCTGGCCCGGATGGCGTACCGCTGTGTGCGTCGAATCATCCGCTGTGGAAGTCCGGCGGCGTTCAGTCCAACGTGCTGAGTGTTCCGGCTGACCTCGATGTGACTTCGCTGGAACTGGCCCTGACGGACTGGGAGACGATGCGCAAGGCGAACGGACATCAGGTGAGCCTTCCCACGCCGCGGCTTCTCGTGGCGCCGGCGAATCGCTGGAACGCCCATGAAATCCTCAAGGGCACCATGCGGTCCGACACGGCGAACAACACGATCAATGCCTTCCGTTACGGCGAGCACGGACCGATTTCCGACATCCTCGTGTGGTCGAAACTGACCGACCCAGATGCGTGGTTTCTCGTGGCTCCGCCGGAGGATACCGGCCTGCTCTGGATCTGGCGCAAGAGGCCCTATAACAAGGGCTTCTGGGATGAACGCAAGGAAGCGGGCGGTCAGATTGTCCGCTACCGCAAGGCGCACGGCTGGACTCACTTCTGGGGTGTATACGGGAGCCCCGGAGCCTGAGAACAGACCGGATCGGGCGCCCAGCCTGCCCGGCTCGCGGCGCCCTGTCCAGAGACTAGGAGGAGAGCATGCCGAACAGACCGACACGTTTTAAAAACGTGCTTGCGGATAACGTTCATGCGGACGGAAACGCCTTCCGTACGTGGAACGTCCAGACGATCAACAACAACCAGAACGTCACTCTCGCTGCGTGGCGCCTGCTCGGCGGTTTTATCTTGCGCGGCACGGCTGGCGCGAGCCGCACAGATACCATCGCCAGCGCTGCCGAAATCGTTGCCGAAATTGAGAAGACGGGGATCAAGCCGAAGGTTGGGCTTGGCTTCGAATTCGTGATCCGCAACACGGCGGGCGCGGCGGAAAACATCACGCTGCAAGGCGGGACGGGAGTCACAATCGTGGGTCCGGCGACGATCAGTCAGGGACAGGTAGGCCGGTTCCTGGCCGTGATCTCTGCCATGACTCCCACGGTTACGGTGTACACGCTCGGGATTTCCTAGGAGGCGTATGGGCGCGGTTTTTAACGAAATCACGGCCCGGATTGCCTCCGGGCAATCCCTTTCCGGGGTAGTCATGTGCGGCTCGGGT